CGAAAGACTGTGGACAAGATGGATGACAAACCTAAAGTGAAAAAATCAATCAGCAAATGGGCCAAAGGAAAGTTTGACGATCCCAAAGCGGCCATGTTTGCTATTGCTACCAATATGCAAAAAAGAAAACAAGGCAAAAAGATAAACCCCCCGGGCCGAGAGTCTGTTTCGTTGATTGGCAAGGCATTGATTGACGAACCAAAGACACTGAGGGGCAAACTAGAAGAAGCAATGAGAACACCAAACTTCGTGCTTGAGAACTTGAAGTATCAAGGAGAGTTTGACGTTGGCATGAAAGTTAGAGCATTTGACCATCAACCGGGTGTGCCGGGCAGAGAAGACAAATACATCGAAGGTGAGATAATTGCCGTTGATGCTGAATCCAAGTCACAACCAGGTTCAATGGGTTATCATGTTAAAGTTGAAAAGGACACACTGTTCACTAAGAACAGTAGAGTAGGCAAGACTGTGTTTGTGCCATACGAAATATCTATGGATTACGACAACAGAATTACTTCTGCTCGTCCAGATGACGAAGACGAAGCAAAGGCAATGTCAAAAATGGAAGATTCGGAATATGACAAAGATGGCAAGCCAGAAAAAGATCACAGTGATCATGAAGTAGGCATGGCAAAGTCAGACATGTATCAAGCAATGAAATATTCAAAAGACATATACGACATGTTGAAAAGAGTTTCAGAACGTGAAGGCATCGAAGGATGGGTTTCTTCCAAACTCACTAAAGCAACGGATTACCTAAGTTCAGTGAAACATTACATAGAACATGAGATGCTCCAAGCAGACATGGCTGGAGAAGATGTGAATGAAGGTAGTATGTCAGACATAGCACTGGACATGAAACAACTCAGTGATGTAGAATTTAAAAAGAAACACGGCAAGTCCAAAGAAGAAACGAAAAAGGAATTGTCAGAAGGTGCAGACAAGGCCAGAGCGATTAGAATTGATAAAATAATGAGAGCAAATGGTATGGACACACTGGCTGACCTACTTGCTGACTCGATGCACTTCGCAGAAATCACAGGATTAGATTTTGGTGCAGAGGTAGACAAAGCCAAAGGTTATTATGATGATGCTGATCAACAAGAAGAAGGCAATGCTTATGCACACACAGTGAGAAAAGCAAAAATGGATGGCAAGAAAAAAGGTGACAAAGTAAAAGGACCTGATGGCAAAGAAATAACAATAGAAAAAGATCCACAACACGAAGCATTGGTGGACAAAACAATTAAAACACTTGAAACATATCTTGATCTAGTAGGCAAACAAGGCGACGCTAGACTTTCTAAGGCAACAGAAAACGTCCGCAAAGTGTTTGGCATGGAAGAAAAAGCAAAACCAGATTATATAGACATAGACAAAGACGGTGACAAAAAAGAACCAATGAAAAAAGCAGTCAAGGACAAAGAGAAAAAGTCATCAGGTAAAAAAATGACAATGGATCAAAAGATAAAATTGCTTAATGTTGGTAAACAAGTTAGAGAAAAAGCAAAAGAGCATGGCGTACAACCTTCACAGTTCTTAGGTTACTTGGTTGCTAAAGATCCTGAAAAGTATGGTGCATTGGCAAAACTTGAAAGCATTATAGATGGCCAAGGCTAGAGGTATAGTCCTACATTCGTACAGAACTCCTACCAAAAAACGCACATCAATTGGAAACAGCACATACAGTCGACCAAAGAACAAATCAAAAAGAAAACAACACACCAGAAGCCGCGGACAAGGCAAAGCATGAAGATACATGATATCATAGAATCACACACGGATTCTGAAATTCAACAGAAAGACCCCAAGTCAGCAGGCTCACGTGGACTTAAACATGTTACCAAAAAGATAGCAGATACCAAAAAGTTGGCAAATCCAATCACAAAAAACGAAGTAGACAAGAAATAGTTTCGACTGTATACTTGTAATTGTTAACACAAGGAGAAGACATGTCATCAAGAGTATTCAATCAAGAAGAAAAAGTAAAACTAACCAAACTTATAGACGAAGGAATTCAAGTCAAGCAAGAGATCACAGATCTAAATGCAGGACTCAAGGACACAGTGAAAGCATTGTCAGAAGAGTTGGACATCAAACCAGCCATGTTGAACAAAGCGATTGGTGTGGCATTCAAGGCAGGATTGCACGAAGAACAAGCAAAACTTGAAGAACTAGAAACCATCTTAGCAACAGTTGGCAAAACACAGTAGTGAGTTACGTAGACGCATACTTTGATCGTGAACGTGATCAGATCTGGGTGGTCGAACGTGTGAATGGCAAACGCCAGTACACAGACTATCCGGCTAGGTATGTGTTCTACTATGACGATCCCAAAGGCAAACACAGATCGATATATGACACCACAGTCAGTCGTGTCAGCACAAAACTACACAAGGACTTCCAAAAGGAATTGTCCATGCACAAGGGCAAACCAATATACGAAGCGGACATAAACCCAATATTCAGATGCTTGGAAGAGAACTATCTGGACAGAGAAGCACCAACAATGCACACAGCATTCTTCGACATAGAAGTAGACTTTGATCCTGCAAGAGGATTTTCGAAACCAAGTGATCCGTTTATGCCAATTACAAGCATAACAGTATATCTTCAATGGTCGGAACAACTGATCACAATCGCTGTGCCACCAAAGACATTGACCATGGAAGAGGCAGTTGATGCTGTCAAAGAGTTTGACAACACATACATCGTAGAAAATGAAGCACAACTGCTACAAACGTTCATGGGAGTGATAGAAGATGCTGACGTATTGAGTGGTTGGAACAGTGAAGGGTATGATATACCATACACCGTTGGTAGGATCTTAAAAGTCTTATCAAAAGATGATGCACGTCAACTGTGTTTATGGAACTTGCCTCCACGCAAAAGAAAGTTTGAACGTTTCGGCAACGAAGAAGTCACATATGATTTGATTGGTCGTGTGCATCTAGATTACATGCAACTCTATAGAAAGTACACATACGAAGAAAGACATTCATATTCATTGGATGCGATTTCAAACATGGAACTTGGTGAAATGAAAACACCATACGAAGGTACACTTGATGCACTGTACAACACAGATTTCAAGACATTCATAGAATACAACAGACAAGACGTTATGCTGATTGCGAGACTAGATGATAAACTAAAATTCTTAGACTTGGCCAATGTGTTGGCACACTCCAACACAGTTTTATTGCAGACCACAATGGGTGCTGTGGCAGTTACAGAACAAGCAATCATCAATGAGACACACAAACGTGGCATGGTGGTTCCAAACAGACCATATCGTGAACCACACTCAACAGGAGCGGCAGTTGGTGCTTATGTGGCAACGCCAAAGAAAGGATTGCATGATTACATAGGTGCAATAGACATCAACTCACTGTACCCATCCATCATCAGAGCAATGAACATGGGTCCAGAAACTATCGTGGGACAGATCAAACAAGACGCAACAACAAAATTGATAGATGAACGCATCAACTTTGAAAAGAAATCACCAGCAGGCGCATGGGAAGGACAGTTCAGCACAGTCGAATACACAGAAGTCATGCGTAAGAACAGAGCATTTAATTGCACAGTTGAATGGACCAACGGCACAGAGACTACACACTCAGCGGCAGAACTGTATGGAATGATATTTGAAAACGGATCCAATTGGGGACTTAGTGCAAATGGCACAATATTTACATTTGAGTTTGAAGCAATTATTCCAGGACTACTCGAAAAATGGTTTGCTGAACGTAAGGAAATGCAAGTCAAGATGCGTCAGGCAATAGATGCCAAAAACAAAACAGAAGAAGCATTTTGGGCCAAGAGGCAACTTGTTAAGAAAATTAACCTCAACAGTTTGTATGGTGCATTACTCAATCCAGGATGTAGATTCTTTGACATGCGTATAGGACAGTCTATCACACTCACTGGTAGATCCATCACAAAACACATGGCGGCGAAGACAAATGAGATCATCGCAGGCGAGTATGATCACAAAGGCACAGGCATTGTGTATGGTGACACAGATTCAGTTTACTTCACAGCATACCCATTGGTACAAAAAGAAGTGGAAGAAGGCAAGATGACATGGACCAAAGAGTCTTGTATAGAACTGTATGACAAGATCGCTGATGAAGTTAACAAGTCTTTTCCAAGATTCATGTATGAGGCATTCCACGCACCAGACAACAAAGGCAAAATAATCAAGGGCGGTAGAGAGATCGTGGCGTCTAAAGGTCTGTACATCACAAAGAAAAGATATGCCGCACTGATATACGACTTAGAAGGAGTGAGGCATGACATCGATGGCAAACCGGGCAAAGTAAAAGCAATGGGGTTGGATCTTAAGAGATCGGACACACCTGCATATGTGCAAGACTTTTTGAGCGATGTGTTGCTGATGGTATTGACAGACAAGCAAGAACCTGAGATAATAAAGTTCATACAAGACTTTAGATTGAAGTTCAGGGAACGCCCAGGTTGGGAGAAAGGTACTCCAAAGCGAGTGAACAACTTGACTGAATATGTGCGTAAAGAACAACGCATGGGCAAAGCAAACATGCCAGGACATGTAAGGGCCGCAATGAATTGGAACAACGTTAAGAAGATGTACAAAGATCAGCACTCCATGGACATCATGGATGGTGCAAAGGTCATTGTGTGCAAACTTAAAAACAATCCACTGGGTTACACATCGATTGCTTATCCAGTTGACGAACTTAGGATTCCACAATGGTTTAAGGATTTGTCATTTGATGATGAAGCAATGGAACAGGCCATAATTAACAAAAAACTAGACAACTTGATTGGTGTGCTAGACTTCGACATAGGAGCATCAGAGCAGAACAACACATTCTCCACTCTGTTTGAATTTTAATGAAAAGAGAACTTAGAAACAAATTTAACGAAATAATACAAGAACTGAACGATGTTGACCTGTCACAGTTGAAAGCACACCAGCAGACACTTGAACAAATGCTTTCAAAAACAAAAGAAGCAATAGACATCGTAAGGCAAGTCAGTCCAAACCAATTGGTTGCTGGACACATGAGATCAAACATTAGGTCGGCAGAATGGTTTGAAATGGATAGGAAAAACAAGCCACAACCGATAGTGCCAAAAGAATTATTAGAAGAATTGCAATCAATCTGCACAAATGAAAAGACAAACATGCTTTCTTGTTTGATGCTTGGGTTACACAATGGCTACTGGATACAGCACACATCTGCTTTCGAAGAATTCCGTACAGTAGATTTTTATCCACATTTACCAAAAGAATTAGAAGAGCAGTGGCAACCAAAATTTTTAAATCACATAGTGCATACCATGTTGGATCCTAACTTTGAATACACAAATTTGGATATGGTGCCAAATGACGAAATGGGTTACATGTTCAGTTGGGATTTCCTTCCATACTTTACTGTACCACAGATTGAAAAACTATTCACACAGATCAACGATAAAATGATCAAAGGTGCCAAAGGGTTATTCCATTTTGCGAACGCAGATAACCAAGGAGACCTTGACTTAATCAAGCAAGGATACTACAACTACTGTGATCAGAAAACAATCACACAGATAATATTTGATTGCACCAACTTTGACATAGAGCAAGTACACACCGATACTGATTGCTGTTCTTATCTTAAATTTAGAAAACCAG